CCATTTAGTGCTAATCCTTTAGATACAGGCAATCCTTCATCTAAACAAATATTTGACGAGTGTGTAGCTGGTGATTATGGTGTAGTAGCAGAATATGTGCCACCCCCACCTTATGTTCCTACTGCGGCAGGTAATAAAAATACTGCGGTTAATTTGCTAACACAAACAGATTGGACAACTATTCCTGATGTTGCTGATCCAGCATTAAGTAACCCTTATTTAACTAATCAAGCAGAGTTTATTACATTTAGAAATCAAGTAAGAGCTATAGCTATAAACCCAGTGGCTGGTAATTTAACATGGCCTCAAACACCTGTAGCTACATGGTCTAATTAATAAAATGTGGTCGTAGGATTCTAAAATGAAGATCTTAGTTGGAGTCTTATTAACACTTTGTTTACTCGTTTGCATACACCAAGCTCACGCTGAAACAACGACGATTAACCAAAAAGGTATGCCGGTACCTAGTGCTATGGCGCCTAGTATGTCTGCGTTCTCACAAGATGTTTGTGCAGTGCCTATTAGTGCAGCGGGTAATTTAGGCTTTATATCTTTATCAGGCGGTACCGTTTTACTTGATGAGAACTGCGTAAAAATTAAGTTAGCAAAAACACTAAACGATTTAGGACTCAAAGTGGCTGCCGTATCGGTGCTATGCCAAGATCCAAAAGTATGGGATGCTATGGAGATGAGCGGTTCACCATGTCCTATGGGTGGTGCTGTAGGCTTTACAGCTAAGAAGGCTTGGTATGAAAAAGACCCTGAAAGATTTAGAAAATTATATGGTCCGAATTACACTCTTCCTACTCCTTCTAATACTAAGGAATAACGCATATGCAGCTTGTTACGCAAGTTCTTGGACGTCTTATGGACCAGTGTTTGACAGTTTATACGTTAATCAAGGGACTACTCTCGCTGCTTGTCAGCAAATTGCGTGTCAGTATTACCCAGGTATCCCAGAGTGTGGCCAATTTACATCTCCTCAACCATCTTGCCAAAGTCAAACAGAGTATCAATCACTTAGTTGCCAACCTCATTATTCAGGGGCTATTAATCAAAGTAGGACTTATGAATGTTCTACACAGGCTTGGACAGGCTGGACAACAACTTCTGATAACTGTACGCCAGATCCGCCAACGTGTATTGAATCTACTGAAACAAGGACACTAACATGTCAAGCTGGCTTCGAAGGATTATCTCAAGAACAAAGAATTTCGATTTGCTCGGATCCGTATGGTTCTCCAACTTGGACCACTTGGTTGGAAATATACAATACTTGCAAGATGACGTCGACAAACCTAAACAATCCGGCGTCGCCAATCAGTCCGATAAGCCCAACAAATCCGAACAGCGTGTTGAACCAAGTCACAACTGCGCCCATCATCCAACCCGAACCTGTAATTGTACAGGACATGACTGCATTGACAACGACAACGGAAACACCAGCTACTTCGGTAGCGACAGTAAAAAGCGAATCAAGTGGAACGACATCTGCACCAAGCCCCGCAAGTACTACGACGACGTCGGGTACAGGTAAAAGAGATAATATAAAAGCCCCAGAAACACCGAAGGGAAAAGATTTAGTACCAGGTTTCGGCATCGTCATGTCGATGCAGCTTTTAAACGCAGGCTACAATATGCAGCAAGCGCAACTAGAAGAATCAATTAAACTTATACAGGAAGAAGAATATGGACGACAACAAAACATACTCCTTGAATTTATCAGCGCAAATGATACTGGGGATTATATTATCCGTGCTAGTGCCAATAGGTGGCGCAGTATACTACGGGATAACCCTCTTCAACGATTTGACCTCGACGATTGAGGAAGTAAAAAAGATGAGCTCTGTTGAGACTCGTATTATAGTTTTAGAAGATAGATCACGTTCTACTGAGCGTCAATTAGTTGATGTGATGATGTCTAATAATCGTGCTTTAGAAAAAGCAAATGAGGCTTATGGTCGTGCTATTGAAGCTAATAGTGTGGCTAAAGCTACTCAAGACAAAATCACAGATACAGTAACAAACGTTAAAGACGAAATGAAACAACTACGAAAGGCAATGGTAAATCCATTGAATAACTAATATGCTATCCATCCTCTCCTCGATTCTTGGCTTCGCTACTGCGGGGCTACCATCTATACTAGGCTTCTTCCAACAAAAGGGAGACCAAAAGCATGAAAAAGAAATGGCTCAATTACAAATGCAACAACAAATGGCTATGGCTGAGAAAGGTTTTCAATCTCAAGAAAAAATAGCTGCTATTGAATTGGAGAGTACTTATGCTGAAACTTTTGCACAAGAACGTCAGGCTTTATACGAACACGATGCTAAATTGGTTCATGATGCTGCACCATGGGTTAGAACTCTTAATGCCTCTGTCCGTCCTATTGTTGCTTTCACTTTTGTAGGATTACTTGTATTTGTTGACGTAGCTGGATTTATATGGGCAGTTCAATCGTCTGGCTTTAGTCGTGAATCTATGGACGTTGTATTTTCTACAGATGAAATGGCTATTGTAGCTTCTATTATTGGATTTTATTTTGGTGCTAGAACTTGGGAAAAGAAATAAGTGATTGAGTTCTGTACTTATATTATAAAGTGCACAACATCAGGCAAAAATTATTATGGGTCTACTTCGAATTTTAAGAAACGTGTTACTCAGCATAAGTACTTATTACTTCGAAATAGGCATCATTCTGCTCATTTACAAAAGGCTTGGAATAAATATGGTGAAACCGCTTTTGAATTTAGTATTTTAAAAGTCTTTGAATGTGCAGAAATGATGTTACTTGCAGAAAAAGCTTTATTAGAGACATATTTTAAAAACGCTTATAATATAAGTACTGAAGTAAATAAAGCTCACATGTTAGGTAGACACCATTCAGAAGAAACTAAACAAAAGCTTAGAGAGATGTTTACAGGCAAACAAGTGCCAGAAGAAACTAAAATAAAAATACGTGCCGCTAGAGCTAAACAAATTATGCTTAAAGGACGTAAATGTACTCCTGAAACTATTGCAAAAATAAAAGCTAAACGAGCGCTTCAAGTAATGAAGTCTGGATGGAAAATGAGTGAAGAAGCTAAAAAGAAAATGAGCCTAGCTAAATTAGGTAGAAAGTTTCCTAGACATGCAAATTAATGAAGCTGGTTTAAAACTTATTAAGCACTATGAAGGGTGTAAATTAAAACCATATTTATGCCCTGCTAACCTCTGGACAATTGGTTACGGGGCAGTATTATATCCAGAACAAGCTAAAATACCGTCTACTATAGAAGGAATGGCTAAGAGAAAAGCTTACCCATTAAAAGCAGAACACAATAGGCAGTGGAGCCAGAAAGAAGTTGATGATTTACTTAAGCACGATCTTACACGATTTGAAAGAGGAGTTACTTTGTACGTTACTGTGCCTCTTAGACCAAATGAATTTTCAGCGTTGGTTTCCTTCGCTTTCAACCTCGGAAACGGGGTTCTGCAGCGTAGTACTGTTAGGTCTGCTTTATTACGTGGTGATAAAAAGGCGGCTATGGAATCGTTAGTGAAATATTGTCGCGCAGGTGGTAAAATACTCAGAGGTCTACAAATCCGTAGATTAGACGAGAAAGCACTCTTTGAAGGTAAATAATGCCATTAAGTAAACTAGTATTTAAACCAGGCGCAAACCGAGATCAGACTAATTATGCCTCTGAAGGTAGTTGGTTTGAAATGGATAAAGTTCGCTTTCGTTCAGGCTTTCCTGAAAAAATAGGTGGCTGGGTTGTACAAAACTTTCAACAATATATAGGTGTTGCGCGAAGTGTATTTACTTGGGGTACTACGGACGGTAGTGAACTTATAGGTATTGGCACTGATGTTAAAATGTATGTATCTGCGGGTACTTATATGTATGATATTACGCCTTTAAGAACGACTCTTGTATCTCCTGCTACGAATAATTGCATCGGTACTACGAATACTTCAAGGGACGTTACTATTACTGTATCTGGGCATGGTTTAACTACGGGAGACTATGTCACCATAAGTGGCGTTACAGGACCCACTGTAGGAGGAATTCCCAATACAGAAATTAATGCAGAACACGTAGTGACTGTTATTAATTCAACCATATTTACTATTACTGTTGCAACAGCCGCCTCAAGTACCACAACGGGCCAAGGCGGTACGAATATTAGCATTGCATGTCAAATTACAACAGGCTTTTCAGGTGTAACTTTTGGATACGGTTGGGGTACAGGTACTTGGAGTCGAGGCTCATGGGGTTCTAGTTCAACAGTTCCTGTTTTGTTTCCGGCTAGACTTATATTCCAAGATAAATTTAATAATGACTTAGTCTTTAATATTCGAGATGGCAATATTTATTATTGGGCTTTTACATCTTCTTTTAATACTCGTGCTGTTTTACTAAGTGATATACCAGGTGCTGTTGCGGTTCCTCAACAAGTCACTAAAGTATTATTTTCTGCACAAGGTTTCCTACTTGCGCTAGGTTGTACTAATTATGACGCATCGGCTCCAGCTCCTAACTATTTAGGTTTATATGATCCTATGCTTGTACGTTGGGCTAACGTTGATCCTGATATAGGACCTGAGCCTGAAAATTGGCAGCCTACTTTAACTAATACCGCAGGGTTCTTACGTCTACAAGCAGGTACGGCTATTGTTACAGGGCTATCTACAAAACAAGAAGTACTTATTTGGACTGACACATCACTTACTTCATTACAATTTTTAGGTACTTCTGAAGTATTTGGTCAATCTTTAATAGCTAATGCCATTACAATCATGGCACCTAATGTAGTTGTACCTGCTAATAATGTAGTTTACTGGATGGGTAATGATAAGTTTTATATTTATTCGGGTCGTGTAGATACCTTACCTTGTACACTACGTCAGTATGTATTTGATAATATTAATAGAAATCAGTCTGATATTTTCTTCTCTGGATCTAATGCCGAATTTAATGAAATTATTTGGTTCTATTGCTCTGCTAGTGCTACTGAGATTGATCGATATGTTGTTTATAATTACTCAGAGAATATTTGGTACTTTGGTACTTTAGTTAGAACAGCTTGGACAGACGCAGGGTTATTTCAATATCCGATTGCGCTTAACGCCGGTAATGTTTATTTTCACGAATTAGGGCACGACGATGGACAACCTACAGGAGCCCCACCATTACCTATTGATTCATACATTCAATCCGCCGATATTGACATTGAAGACGGTGATAAATACATGCTTATACGTCGTGTGATCCCTGATGTTAATTTTACAAGTTCTGATTTAACTAACAGTGTAACAGGTGCTACGCTAACTCCTGAAGTAACGATGACAGTCGGTGTACGTAATTTCCCAGGGGCTACATCGTCAACAACTAATGCAGAAGGCGAGTCTACAGCAGAGCTTGTAACTGTAACAGGAACTACAACGGCTACAGTTAACCAATATACAAATCAAGTATTTGTAAGAGCACGAGGACGTCAGATGAACTTTAAAATTAGTTCTAATGGTGTAGGGGTTCAATGGCAACTAGGTATGCCTCGTGTTGATGCAAGGCCTGATGGACTAAGAAACTAACATGGGTTTACAGTTATTTACATCCCCGTCATTACCGTTAGCACCAAGTTCATATGATCCTGAATACTTTAACCAAGTTATACGTGCGCTTAATGTTTATTTTCGCCAGCTAGACTCTACAACGCCTATAGTCATTGATAGTTTAACTTTATTAGCATTACCTACTAGTGCACTAGGCCAAAGAGTAGGCACAGTATACAACGATGGTGGCGTTTTAAAGATTGTTTTAGCGGGCACAGTTAACGCAGTTGCAGGCGCAGTTAACTTAGTGGGTCTAGCCCCTACCGTAAATAACACAACAGTAACCGTAACACCCGCAGTACGAGCAGTAGCAATATCAGGCATAGCGCCTACAATTACAGTAGCATAAGGCATTAGAAACATGATATTATTAGCGTATATTTAAGGATTTTAATTATGATAAGTCAAACAGCACAAGGTTTAGCATCTTTAGGTCGTAACGGCGACTCAATGCTCGTTCATATGAGCCCAGAAGAAGTAGGCGGACTCCAACAAATAGGTAACTCATTAGGCATCAAGATGTCTACTAACCCTCAAACAGGTATGCCAGAAGCATTTAGCTTTGGTGACTTCTTCACTTCGTTCTTACCTACTATTGTTGGTGCTGCTGTTGGTGGCCCAGCTGGTGGTGGATTAATGTCTTCTATGACTCCTATTTTAGCAGGTGCTGGTACAGGTGCTTTGCTTGCTGCAGCTAAAGGTGATGACCCATTAATGGGCGGACTTACTGGCGGACTTGGTGGATACGGTGGTAGTCAATTAGGTCAATCTTTTAGCGGCGCATTCGGTAAAGGCACTACTGCAGGTAGTATGGGAGATTTAGTTAATAAAGGCGTTACTAATTTAAATCCAACTATAGGCCAATCAGGTATTGTAGGAGCCACAGGACAACTAGGTCCTGACATGAGTTTTGGTGTTGCAGGTAAACAAGCTGCTGATCTAACTACTCAAGCACTTCCTAATTTTGCAGCGGGCCCTAATTTTACTACTACAGCTCCATTATCTCCGACAGCTCAAGCAGCTCAAAACTTAGGTGACTTAGGGTCAGGTGTTAAAAACTTAACAGGCTTTGGTGATATGTCTATCGGTGATGCGTATGGCAAATTTACTCAAGCAGGTGGTACAGCGGGGCAATTAGCTATGCCAGTAGGCGGGGCAGTATTAGCGGGATTAGAACCATCAGATTTAGGATATGGTACAGGTAATCTTTATGAAGATCCGGAAAAAGGTAAGTATAGAGGCCCACAAGGTCAACTTAATCTAAGTGATAAATTTGATACAGGTCTTCGTTTAGTTGCTGAAGGTGGCTACATTAATGGCTATGCCACAGGGGGTTCAATTCAATCAGGCGGTATCAGAGATTTATATGGTACACCAGATAATCAACCTACAATATCTCCAGGACTTTCAGGTTTTGGTTTAGGGCGTCTTAATAACCTAGCAGGTGAACAAGCTATGACTCAAGCACAGACACTAGGTTACGCTGATGGCGGATATCTAGACGGTAAAGGTGATGGTATGTCTGACTCAATCCCTGCTACAATAGAAGGCAAGCAAGCAGCACGTTTAGCAGACGGAGAATTTGTGATACCAGCAGATGTTGTTAGTCATTTAGGTAATGGTTCATCTAAAGCAGGTTCAAAAAGATTATATGCAATGCTAGATAAAGTAAGACACGCTCGTACAGGAAATAAAAAGCAAGGTAAAGAAATTAATCCTGCTAAATACATGCCTGCATGAAACAAGTACAAATCGTAGCGCCTGGTCATATCTTAAGTGTATGGGAAATAGTATGGCCAATGTTAAATGCGGCCTTTATTAATTATGAACACGGTGATTACGACATAGAACAACTTAAAGTTCTATTAATAAAAGAGTTTCAAATACTATTTGTAGTCACAGAAGACAATAAAATTATAGGGGCCTTTACAGTAGAAATTAATAATCAACCTAACCATAAAATTGCGCACACAACATACATGGGAGGCAAGGGATTATTTGATGAGAACACAGTTAAACAGTATGAAGAGTGGTGTAAAGGGATTGGTATTACAAAAATAAGAGCCTATGCTCAAGATTCACAAGCAAGATTATTTAAAATTAAATTAGGACTTGAAAAAGTCACAAACGTAGTGGAGAAAGATTTATGAAATTATTTAATT